ATTTAGGAATGTTTGTAAAATTGTATCTCCTTTTCATGTTGCGCAATTTAATAGAGGTTCCGGTAGTGATGAAAGACTAAAACAAGATATGCAGGATCCAAATCAAAATGATTTTAAAGATTCTGGCTCATTATATGATGATAGTCAAGTTGTATTTGCAGTATTTAGTCCGCATAAATATAAAAGGTCTAATTATAAAAAGTATAACATTACTATTTTGGAACAATGCTTTATCGCAATCTTTCTCCTAAAGAGTCGATTTGGTACATCAGACATTATGGTGCCAATGGGATTCTACGGTGATTGTTCTCATTATGCAGAATTACCTAAATCTGATGAAATATATGACTATGAACGATATACTAGTCCTACTTGGTTGTTAACCGATTCAGAACCTATAGATGTAAAAGAAGAAGATGAACCTAAGAGTAATTTTAATTTTGTTATTTAATGGCTGCTGAAACGATTTTGATTCTCGGCGAAAGTGGAAGAGGGAAAACGACGAGCTTACGTAACTTAAATCCCGAAAATACCTTTATTATCAGTACAACTTCTAAACCTCTCCCTTGGAAAGGATGGAAAAAGAAGTTTGTAAAGTTTGATGTTAAAACAAATCCTGATGGTAATTGGGTTCAGTGTTCTAAATCAAATACAATTATAACATTAATTAAATATATCAGTGTTAGACGTCCAGACATTAAAAATATTGTAATTGATGATGTGCAATATTCTATGTGCTTTGAGTTCATGGATAGACGCAAGGAAAAAGGTTACGAAAAATTTAATGATATTGGCGGTGATTTTACAGACTTGTTGAGAGTAGCAGATGATATTCGTGATGACCTTAAACTTATCTTTACTGCTCATAGTGAAAATAAGGGAACAGACTTGGAACCTTATTGGACTTTGAAAACTATTGGTAAGATGGTATCCGAAAAAGTGACTCCTGAAGGTTTATTTACTTATGTATTTCATGCTCTTGTTGAAGAAGGAGACGATGGTATGGAATATAAGTTCTTAACAAATACTGATGGTATTCATGTTGCAAAAACTCCTCTTGGTATGTTTGCAGATCAAAAGATTGATAATGATGTTAATGAGATTTTGAAAGTGATTGACGAATACGAAAACGGCGAAGAAGAATGAAACTCGATGTACTTATGCACTATGAAGTCGATGAAAAATCCGGCGAAATAAAGTTTATTGGTAAAGAAGAAATCAAAGTAGATACAGTAGATAGTCCTAAGAAGACTACAACTACTAAGAAATCAACATCTACTAAGACTTCTAAAATTGAAGAAGACCCAAACCCCATTGTTACCTTAGAAGCTAACAAACTTGTCTTGACTACAGGAGCAGTTGATAAACTTCAAGTTTGTGAAGATTGTAGAATTGACATTAAATATAAGAAGAAAGGTAAATCTACAGTGCCTGTGATTGGTACTGATAAAGCTTTCGGAACTAAAGCTGGAAATCTTTTAACTAAGAGTAATACTGTTAGTTTTAGAGGTTCAGCTAATGAAAAGTTAGCAGCTTATGGAGATACATTTACTTTGGAACCTACCGAAGATGAAGGAATTTATTATTTGATTGGTAACAAAGTTGCCTCTGTAGAGGTTAAAGATGAAGAAATCAAGAATATTGAGTCAGAACTCGATATTGATTTATTAGATAACTTAAATATTGATTCAGATGACAAAAATTTAGACAAATTTAATTTTACTCTTTGATTATGAATTTCAGTTTTGGTATTGACGCAGACTCAGCAGTTAGATCATCTAAAAGACCATTGTCACCTTGGAATATCCATGATGTTAAATTTAAAGGTGTTGAAGTAAAGGAATTTGATGGAAAGAAAGACCCCTCTCAACATTACAAGACATTAAACATTAACTTTGAGAACGCCGATGGAGATTATTTCTCTCTTCAAAGGTTCTTTCCCAAAGATGGTGACGATGAACGTAGAAAGATTGACACTAAAGATGGTGGCACTCGCTTTATGCCTTCTAATTTTGAAAATTTGATGGCAATTATCAAGCAGACTTTGGCTGTATTGCTTGAGCCTAAAAAGTATGAAGCATTTAGAGCAGCTAGTGCTAAGTTTACCAGCTTCGAAGCTGTATGTGAAGCTATGAAGAAGGTAACAGCGTCTGTAGTAAATAAGCCTATTAAGATTAAGCTTGTAGGTCGTAATCGTGACGGTAAGGTAGTTCCGGAAATTCCTAATATTGTCGCAATTAACCACGAAGGAGAATTGTTTGTTTGTGACAATTATATTGGCGACAAATTGTTCTTTAGTGATTATGAAGAAGGCAAGAGAAAGGAATATCTCAATGCTAAACCTACTGAAATGAAATCCGAAATTGGAGATCCCGTCAAAGATTTAAGTGGAAGTAAAGAAGAAGCAGCAGATGATGATTTAGATGCATTGCTCGGCTCGCTTTAATAATTAATTAACTCCTTAGTAGCTTATGTTTAATTTTGAAATTACTCCTAAGATTACTAAGGAGTTTTTACTTAGTAAGCACAATCAGGAAACATATATGAGTCATTATCTAGGATTACCTGTTAGAAAAGGATTATTTGTTAGTCCTTTAAGAACTGACCATCATAAAACGTGTAGTTTTTTTAAAGGTAAATCTGGAACATTATACTTTAAAGATTTTGCCACTAATCAGTGTCTTAATTTTGAAGGTGTAGTAATGGCTAAATATAACTGTAATTATCACGAAGCTTTAAAAATAATTGCCAAAGATTTCGGTTTTATAAAAAGTAATAATGTATGTTTTAAAGTTGTTCCTCAAGAAGAATTTAAAGAAGAAAAACAAACTTATATTCAAGTTGAGGTTAAAGATTTCTCTCCGGCAGAATTAAAGTGGTGGAATAGTTATGGTATAACTCCTGAAATATTAAAAAAGTTCAATATATTTAGTTGTAAAACAGTATTTTTAAATGGTTCAATATTTGCTCAATCTGCTCAACATAGTCCTATATATGGATATTATTTTGGGAAGAAAGAAAACATAGAACAATGGAGAATTTATTTTCCAAGACGTCAAGAATTTAGATTTTTAGGAAATTGTTCAACTAAAATACTTCAAGGTTATAAACAATTACCAAAAGAAGGAAATTTATTAGTAATTACTAAGTCGATGAAAGATGTTGCGGCTTTATATGCTTATGGCATTTCAGCTATTGCACCTAATTCTGAAACTCAGTTTACTAGTGATGAAGTTTTAGCTAAACTTAAAGAAAGATTTAAGAATATAGTTGTTGTTTATGACAATGATTTGCCTGGAATAGCTAATATGCGTAAGCTTAAAAAGTTACATCCAGAACTTACTTATTTCTTTATTCCTAGAAGTTATGGCGCAAAAGATTTTACTGATTTTAGAGCCAAATACGGGTATGAAAAAACTAAAAAATTTATCGTTAAATATTTAAAATTATGGCAAAGAAGTAGACAAATACAAGTGTAACTGTAACTTATAAGGATAGTACACAAAAAACTTTTGAAACCATTGAAGAAGCAGCACTTGCTACAGGCTTAGAAATTAACTCTATTAAAGCTAGAGCTAATAAGCCTGGAAGCGGTGCTAAATCTAAAGATGGAATGACATTTATATGGGCAGATGAAAGCGTAAGACGAAGTAAACAAGCAAAAAAGAATAAAACTAAAGGTAATGGTTTTGAATTAGACGTAGTTCATAAATTGCGAGAAATTGGGTATGAAGGATGTATGAGTAGTAGAGCAGTTAATAAAATTGCAGATGCTAATAAAGTAGATATTTCAGATACCAATGATGAATTACCTATTAATATTCAGTGTAAATATACACAAAATTTGCCGAATTATTTTGATATACGTGATGCTTGTTCTGACAAAGATAAACCATTTACCTTATTTTGGAAGAAAGCAGGTAAAGACGGAGCATCTAGTCCTGGAACAGTAGTAATTTGTCCAGTTGATTATTTTTATCAATTAATAAAGAAATGAGGTTTACAATTACTAATGAACCTGTAAAACCATCTTCACAATTAGAAGTTCCAGCTCCCGGATTTGTAGTTGCATATAACGACGAAAATAAAATGGTTGGGATAGCAATCTTAGATGATGCTAACGGGTGGACTTTACATGGTTCTTCTTATATGTGTGATGTACTTGGAGAAACAGAAGATTTAAAGGAACTTATGGAAATGTTTCCAGACTATACATTTAAATTTATTGAATGGAACTCTTGATTCATCAAAAAATTTAATAATGTTGATGATAGTGAAGGGGAAGATTCCGAAGAATATTCCTAATTGTACAATTAATACGTTTGAAGAAGAATATACTAATTATTTAAGAACTGCTAAAAAACATTGGCGAACACATGAAGGATTCTCTTTAATGTTTGATTCAACACTCGAAGATTTAAAGAAGAGTCATTTTATTTATGCGGAAGACCAAAAGTTAATAGAAGTTATTAAGAAACGATTAAATGTAATAGAATGATTTTCATTTATGCTTTTAGTACTCCAGAAATTCTTACAGTATGTAGAGTAACTGCTGACAATAAATATATTGCCGCAGATAAAGTAATTAATCGTGTTTATACTGAATTTTTTGGGGATGAAGAAGATGTAGAAGAATTAGATTATGAAAACAAAGAAACACGTCTTTTTGAAGACTATGGAGTTCAAATTGGTGAAATATATCCTTTAGAAGACGTAAATAGATGGGAAGATTTTGACTAATTTACGAGTTGCGTTAGATTTGGATGATACAGTATTCGGATTTTACGAAGCTTATAAACAAGCATTTCCTGGAGAATACAATCAAATTCAACACGTTATTACTAGAAACGTCCAAAAATTACGCACAAATAAACAATTTTGGGAAAATTTACCATTAATAGAAAGACCTAATTTTGTTCCGCATATTTATGCTACTAAGAGAATTAATAGTAAAGAATATACGCGAAATTGTCTTGCTAAATATAATCTCCCAATTCGTCCTATTTATCAAATGATTTATCAGTATGGTAACAAAGCTGATATGATAAAAGGAAAATGCGATGTACTTATTGATGATAGTATTAGTAATGTACAAAAGGCAATCTTTTCTGGTTTACCTGCTTTATTAATAGATAGACCACATAATCAGAATGGAGATCCTGTATTTCGCATTTATAGTTTAGATATAGATGAAATAAGATGGGCTTATGAATTGGAATTGATGACTTTAGGATGGAATTAAAAGATATAAAACTTAAGCCTCTTTTAGAAACATTAAAATTAACTAAGATCAGTGATGAGGTATATTTCTCCGATGAGTATAAGCATTATGTTAGTAATTCTCGTTTAGGTTTGATTAATCCTAAGCAAGAAGGCAGTCCAGATAAATTCTTTAATGGGTTTGTAAGTACTTATTCTAG